TTTTCAGAAACAGGGCAGACCATCTACGAAACCACCGACTTTGGGGGAGAAGTTGAGCCAATCCCTAGCACAGAAGAAGGAATTAGAGGACAAGGAGAGGGAGATATCGGAGAAGAAATTAATCGAGAAGGAAATGGAAGCCCACCAACAGGAAACGAAACAACAGTTGTTGCAGAGTCTGAGCAAGAGAGCAGCACAGGAGTATCATCAAATGGAGAACAGCTTGGGAATGAAACTATTGAAAGCGAAAGCATGGTTGCAAACAATGATTCATCAAATCAAACAGAAACTCAGGTTGCTTCTGAAGAAGTAAATGAAACTGACAGAGAAACAGAAGCAGTCGATAGTGAACAAGGAAATGAAAGAACTGAAGTCGCTAGTACAAGAGGGCAAGATACCGAAAGCAGTAATGCAGAGGTGGAAGAAAGCAGGGATAGTAAAAGTCCTGGAGCAGTTGATACAACGATTTCAGTAGAAAACATTGAACGCAGAGTTAATCAAACTATTCAAAGAGTAGACCAAAGACTTATTGCAACATCACTTATTGTTGCTAAAGCAATGTCAAATGATAAGATTTTAGATACATACAATTCTGTTAATCAGGATATCTTTCAAGATCAACCTGTAATTGATGGGGGAGAATACTATGAAACAAGAACACTTACTGACACTAGAAATATTTATGCTTTCAATCAAAACATCTATCAAGATAATGTTACGAAACATCATGAAGAAATTGAAGATGCTGTAGAGGAAAGAATTAAAGCAGAAGAACACCTTAAAAGGATAAGAGGATATTAATATGGGAGTAAAAGAATATCTTGGTATTGGCTCACTAATAATAACTTTATTAGGATTTGCTATATTTCAAGGGAAGTTAATAGAAAGAGTTGAAGTGCTTGAATCACAAAAAGCACCAAACATTAAACCAATGGAGAATGATATTGCTGTAATGAAAGCAGAGATAGCTGTACTTGAAGCTAAAGTTGCTGAAATGAAAGCAAGGTCTGATAACCCACTAGCACAATGATACTAGAAGCACTAGTAACAACAGCGATTATATCGCTTTGTTATTTGTATATATTAGATTAATCACAGTTGTTTACAAATAAGTTAATCACAGTTGTAAACAGGAGATTTTTTATGCCAAAAAAAATAGACAAAGAAAAAGAAATGAAATTTGTAGAATTTTATTGTGAGGGAGAAACTCAGGGAAATGCTACACAATCCTGTATAAAAGCAGGGTGGGAGAAAGATAAAAGTCCAAGACAAATGGGATCTTATCTAAAGAAAAAATATGCAGTAGAAATAAGAGAAAGAAATGAGGACAGGATATCTTCTACATCAGGCATGGCAATAACAGTTCTTCAAGACTTGCTAAGATCAGAGCAAGACTCAGTAAGATTAAATACTGCCAAACTTATTTTAGAGTTAGGAAACTATCATTCACAAAACATTAATCTCAATGTTGATAAGATGAGTTCTAAGTCAGATGATGAATTAATGAGAGAATTGCAAGAATTACTCAAAACAATGCCAAATCTTAACCCAAAACTTATAAATAAAGAAGAAACAAAAGATGAAGTTGTTAAAACAGATCCTAAGGAGCAAAAAGACACCAATACAAGATTAATAAATTAGGGGGGTACTAAGACCTATGGACATCTAAATAAAGTCCATAATCGAGCTATTAGAGGGGTGTTTTTTTTAAATTAGAGTACAAAATATCAATTATCACCTATTTTAGATATTACAAACTTCACAAGAACCCTGATCTTCATCGTACATTTCGTACTTTACACCCAATTCTTTTTCTAAATCTTTAATAAATTTAAGTTGTTTTTGCCCAAATTCAGTATTAAATTCTTCTGTTTGTTTTTTCTTACTAGCTAACAAGCAAGGATAACAACCTACTCTATTACAACCCTCGTCATACAATGAATTATGCTTCCACCCAAACTTTCTTATGTGTTCAAAACAGTCCGAAGAATCCCAATCCATTACAGGAAATCTTAGTGATACATTTTTAGTTAAAGTTTTGGGAAACCAAGAAAATACATCTGCGTAATCATGTATTTCGTTTGAATCAAGATCACCATATTTTTTCTTTCTTTGGTGTGATTCATCTGATCTTATACCCAACCACATTTGTCCTTTTCTGTCGTCATAAAAACCATTATCTTTAAACCATCGTTTTGTAGCAGTTTCTTTATATCTTGCAGTACAAAACCTGTAAATCCTATTAGGAAACCTTTTGTTTCTTTTGATAAGATCAGGCATAGTCGGAGCTTCTTGGTAATTAGTAAATTGCACTTCGATACCTGATTTTTCTTGCATGTAGTCTAAATACTCGTATGTTTTTGGGTGATCCCAACCTGTGTTGTAATGCAAGGCAATAATTTGTTTTTTATCGAAATGTTGCAAAGCAAGGATAAATGTTGCTGTGCTATCTTTACCACCTGAAACAGGTACTATAATTTTTCTGTCTGTAGGTATATGCACAAATAATTTTTCTGCAAAGTCAAATTTTATCTGAGTCATGTATCACCTATCTTGCTCAATGCCGAGTTTTCAATCGTATTAATCTTTTCAACAATACTCTCATACTCTTTTTTATATTTTACAAAGTAATTTTTTTTAACTCCCATTATTGAGGATCTTACATAATCATCATAAATAAAATTCCCCTCAGAACAATGAATACATTTATCTATGGAGTTATTAGTTTGAAGAAACCCTGTACCTCTACACACAACGCATTTTTCTACACAACACTCGATTATTGCAGTATTGAGAAACTTTCTTACTATTCCACACTCTTTTAATACTTCTTTTTTTAAAAAAATATCACAAACTTCCTCGAACAATTCATCAAATAATGTGCTTTCTGAGGTACGATCATCAACATACTTCATCAATAAAAGACTATATTCTTTTTTATCTAAGTTGGAATACGACAAGAGCATATTGATATCTTCAGATGTGGTTTTATTATGGTGTGTAGATGATAACTCAAATGATTGAGTAGATGGGATCAACAATGTTAATAATTCAGCTTTCATGCTCTTTGTAATATTGTAGCAGTTCTTCTTGTAATCCGAAACGATCTTCCCATATTTTATTACCTAAATGATGAATACCCTCTTGTCCTTGATGATGATGATGACATAAAGGAATAAACTTTTCTTTGTTTTTCAATCCCATTCCTGCCCCTGTAAAATGATGTATGCAAGGTTGAGTATAAACACCATACTCTCTTTTACAAACTACACACCCAAACTCGATCATTTTTTTGTATTGTTTAACAATTTCTTTTTTAGGTTTCGTCAATGTCTTTGTTTTCTAATTACGATCATTGATTAACTTTTGAATCGAAACATGCAAATCAGTATTTAAAAAATCCTTGTAAGTTTTTGCTTTTGACCTGTAAATTGCTTGTACTTCCTCAAAATATGGGTTTGTGTCTGAGCATGATCTGTTGTTTTTTTTAGACCATAGATTGATTTCTGCAATTCTTTCATCTTTCCATTCAAAATCTTTATTCATCTAAAACTCCTAATCTGTCTAACTACAGATGTTTGTTCTTGTTGTCTTTCGGTGTAATTGCTACCTCGTAAACTAGGATTATCTTCTTTAATTTTCCTAGCACATCTACTAATAGATTCATATTTTGATAATTCTTCTATGCCCAAAATAGTCATAAAATCCCTATCGCCTTGATATCCCATATTATTTAATTGAATATACCAAACTATGCCCACAAGTATATTATCTTGATCTCTAGCTATTGGGTTTTCTTCTAGCACTTTATAAACTAAATCTTTTACTTTTAATATATTCATAATATTTTCCTCTGTTTTGTTATGGGTAGGTTAGGAGATACCCACTCCTTATCTTATAATTATTTTTTTATTGTTATATTGTGTATTCTCGCTTTAACATACCTCTCTATTAAAATATTCGCAGTATTATCAATATCAATATTGCAAAACTTTTTGAGAAATGAGTTCATTTCTTTGTCATTTTCTTCTTTGCAAAGACTAAAAAACTCGTCTATGTTCAAACTACTAATATCTACTCTCGCTAGTTCATATAAATCCTCAAGTAAATATTCATCAACGTTGTTTACTTTTTTCATATTATTTTACCTCTACCAACCCATTAGTTTATTGATTAACTCAGAATTGCTATTCGGTATGACCGACTCTGCACAATACTGACTACCAACCCATGTGAGTTTGACTACTTTTTTTGGTATACCCTCAAAAACTAAGTCATACTTGTCATGCTTTAAATCTGCTAACACTTGTTCTCTTGAAATTCCACAAGACGATAGGTCGATCCTTTCTTTTATCATTTCTTCTCGGCATGATTTTGGATATATATCATTCCAAGAAACATTTTTTTTAATTATCATGATTTTACCTCTCCAGCTTAATTGCTGGTATACCCTATTGTATCAAAATATTTCTTTATTGTCAAACCCCTTGATTTTATTGACCTGTAGCACTAACTTAATTCCTGATAAAATTTTTTCTCTCTCCTAATGTTTGCAGATTGAGTTCGGAAAAGATCGCAAAAGAGTTCGGCACTTTTTATCTTATGCCTTAATCCTATGTACTTCTCCTTAGACTCTGCCATAAGCTCAATATACTTAACTACTTGGGGTTGAGTATTGGCAACAGCAGTTCTCTCTGTGGCAGTCATCTTGTTTTTCATAAGTTCAATGTATGCTAGATCCCTCTCATACTTCATTTCTTGACTATATTTTTCATACAGACTTTCCCATTTAGCCAATTCTTGACCAAGTTCTGATATTTTATGTACTGCTTTTTCAAGCATTTCATCTCCGAGCTTAATCATTATTGCTTACCTCTAACTTTTTTAAATGTCTACTCATTATATTTTCTACATTATCAACAATATCTATCCAATTTTCTTCTGCTTCTTTAGTTCTCATGCCATTATCATCAAAAATTGGATCAAGTGCAGACATTTCTTCAACATAACTAGCTATATCATGATACATTTCTACCCATTGGGTTGGTTGTAGTGTTGGTTTTACTCTATCTCCATACTGATCTATGTATTCTGTTTTTGTATTTCCATGTTCTTGATATGTAATTTTTTTACTCATATTGACCTATCCTCGACATACTGTCTTTCAAATTCTTGTTCTTCTTGGCTTGAAAACACCTTGTCAGGAAGTCCAAAAGAAGTCCTAACTTTGTTGATCTCGATAATATATTTGTTCCATTCTACCAATATATCATCATAATTTTGCTCTATGTAATCTCTATATTCACTCATAAATCTACTCCTATTTGCTTTTTGATCGGAAAAATGTTAAAAAAGAATTTTTTCTTTATATATAATTAATATATTATATATTTCTTTGTCCTTGTTTTTGTTTTTCCATACCTAGTTATTATATATATATTATATAAGGGATCATTACAAGATATTTCTTTCAGATATCACGAATATTTCTTTTGACAAAACCAAATATTTCATATAATGTCTTATATTGTGGGGTAGATAGATAAGATCCTACTTGATGGTCAATATCTATTTACTTTTAACAATTAATAAATTAAGGAGATAAATATGAAAAATATTAAGAAAAAAATTAATATTACTAAGAAACAAGCAGATAAACTCAAAAAAGCACAAGATAAATGGTTTGATGACCATGTAATCATAAGTGGCTTTGGAGATAGTGCAGATGTATTTGCAGATAAACTCAAAAAAGATCTACATCAAGGCACACTTAAAAAACATAAGTTACAAGTTAGTGATGAGGAGTAATTTATGAAATTTATAATTATTTACAAATTTAGCAAAAATTCTAAAGATTGGTATATGGCACAAAATAATGAGCTACCAACAGAAGAATTAGCATATAAACTAAAAGATACACTACAAGAAATACACCCTGAACATGTCTATCAAATTGTTCAGTTGCTAGATCAAGAAAATTTAGAGGTGGTCAATGAATAATCCTGAAATGATCCCACAAGAAATACCCAAAAGTTCCCTTACATATAAGGAAGTTTGGGAAACATTAAGTAAGGTTGATGTTAGTCCTTATGTACAAAAAGATGAGGGAAGATTTGGTAATTATATAGCTTGGCATTATGCTAGGGCAATTATGAGCCATTTTTACCCTCAATATAGGGTTATTTGGTTGCCTAACGAGGTATATGCCGATCAATCAATGATGTTGCATTGTAGGATAGAAATAGATCATCTGAGCCAACATTGTTGGTTGCCTGTATATGACAACAAATACAAAGCGATAACAAACCCTACTGCTGATGATATTCAAGACAATATGCAACGAGCTATGGTCAAATGTATGGCATATTTTGGGTTAGGTATGCAAGTTTTCCACAATGGATCAGGCACACCTGAAGAATTAGAGTTAGAAAATCCAAATGAAACAAGCAAGGAACAATTAGCTAAAGCATTGATATTAATAGATAAATTGGAGATGAAGAATGAAAAACCTAAATCTCAGAAGTAGTCAATTTTCTAATTATATTTTCGGCCAATACACACCAAGAAAAGAAATGTTGGAATTACAGTTGCAAGGTAAAGAGCCAAAAATACCAAGACACATGATGAAATATGTTGCTCATGGAAATTTTAATGAGAAAATGGGTATAGCTTTTTATGTAAAACATTTTAAGCAGATACCCAAAGACTATCTCAAAGATCAGCAAAATTACATCATTCAAAATTGGCTTAACTTACCTAAAGGCAAGGAAACTGTAAGCATTTCCACAACACCTGATAGTATTTCACATGATGAAACTCACTTGATCGAGGTAAAATGCTCAATGAAAGATAAGTATGAGGAGTTCAACAAACTTTGGTTGCCACAAGTATATGGTCAGCAACATATTTTATCTTCTTTGGGTAAAAAAATAGAGAAAACTTACTTAATAAACTATACACCGACAGTTTGCAGAATATGGCAGATTGACTACAACCAAGAGTTTATTGATTACCTAATGAAAAATTTAAGTGAGTTTGCAGAATGTTTGCTTAAAGGTAAAGCAAATGGCTTAGTTGATAAACCTGATAGATATCAAGGAGATATTGATGAAAGTATTAAATTAATTAAAGAATATCATTATGGAGATAAAAATGGCATACGATAATACAAAAGAATTTTGTAAAGGTCTGTATTTTAATGAAACCGATCTTACAAAAAACATAGAAACTAGTGAAAAACAATTTATATTTTTTAAAGTCAGCATTAGAAAAAAAGAGTTGATTGAGTATCTTGAAAGTCAAAACAATGATGATGATTGGATAAACATAGATGTCAAAAGAAGTAAAACTAATAAATTTTATGGAGAAGTAAATACATATAAACCTAACAATGATAATTATAACCAAGATCAAGACAACGAAAAGAGAACAGGAGAAACTGAAAATGTATCAAAACATTTAAAAAAATGGCAACAAGAACAAGAAAATAAACAAAAAGCACAAGCAAAAAAATGGCAAGAACAAGAAAATGAGCAACAAGAAAGCAAAGATGAAATACCATTCTAGGAGAGAAAATGAGTTATTACCAAAAGAATAAGGAAAAAATAAACGCAAAACTAAGAGAAAGGAGAGCAAATAGCCCTGATCTTTTAGAAAAAGAACGACAAAGATATCATAGCGATCCTGAAAAAGCTAAATTAAGAAGTAGAATTAGAAGTGTTAAGGGCAGATTAAGTTATGAAATGCTCTCAAAAGCTAAGAAATTAGAGGTTGATAGGAAGATTGAAAAAATGTTTAATGTTAAGCTTGACCAAAACAAAATATTTCTATAATATGTATTAATGAGCAGATAACGACTGCTCGGCTATGGGATAGGTAGGTAGTCTATAGTACAGGGTAACGACCAGTGTCACTACTTATCTATCCTTAATAAGTTAACAGGAAACATAAAGGAGATATAAAATGCAAATAGAAAAAAAACCAAAACATAAAACATTTAGAATAATTAAATTATATGATTTACAAATTACACACGAGGTAAAAGTACCTATAGTTTATCGTAAAGAATTTAATTATAAACCTATGGCATGGAATGAATGGGAAAATGAATATGTCGAGCCAGAGGACGCAGTAGAAAGTTATACTACATCTAACACTTGCGTAGATGAGAGCTCAGATAATGGAGAAATTTTAGAAATAGAGGAGATAACAGAGGAAGATGATGAGTAAAGAATACACAGAAATTGAAAAAGCATTGAATGAATATCATGGAGATGATTTTTTTGCAGGGAGATTATGTAAACAAAACTGTTCGATCATTGAAAATTATATGTCTGATTGTCCTAGTTGGTGTGGAGATATTGCCTTAGTAGTTGGTGGCGATAGTTGTTATAAAACTATTTTGCATAAAACAAATGACAAATGGAAAGTTTACGAAACTATGTATGAGGGAGAATATAAATTAATATGAGATATAAAACGCAAATAGAAAAAGCATATCAATATAATAAGCTAAATGAAGTATCTAAATTTAATGTTAAGAGGTGGTTAGATGAAACACCCTGTGATTATGAGCATGAAGATGAAAATGGGAAAATCACTGTTAAATGGAAGTTTTTGGGCGACATGGAAGATAAAGAAATACAAGAGTATTGTGAAGACATGGGATATTTATTTAGCGAAACAGGAGATATAAAAGAGGAAGATCATGAGTAGAGAAGAATTGAATAACTTGTATACAAAATCAAGTTTGATTAGGTTGGTATTAGCACTAGAAAAAGTATGCAATTATCAGCAAGGATACATAAAAAGATTGCAAAGAGAAATCTATAATCCTTTGTCTGACAAGCGAAAATATTCAGACAAAGATATTAATAAATTTCTAGGATATAAACCAATAAATTAACAGGAAACATAAAGGAGAAATAAATGATAAATAAAAAACAAATTGTAAAAATGTTAAATGACATGATAGAAAATGTAAAAAAAGATGCACATGCATTGAAAAACCTAAGAGCAAAAGAAAATTTAAATATGGTTCATAGCGAAATTGCATTTGATATAGGTTATATATCAGCACTATGTCATGTGTTAGGCAAGGGAGATATAGCCCAAGAATTACAAGATAAATATATGGATTAACAACAAAGAGGAAGATAATGAGTAGCAATACAGGAGAATGGTGTTGTACTGAATGTAATTCATACAATGCCTATCAAGAAACATTTAATGATGATGAAATAGGACACATTATGGGTTGTCAAGATTGTGGCTACTATGATGTGTATAGAGAGGACGCAGAAACAGAAGAAGTAATCGAAGATTATCATGGTTACGACCATGATTATGCACAAGAAGATAGACAGGATAAGTAATGAGTAAATTAAAAAAATATACAATCATAGCCACTCAACCAACAGTATACAAAAAAGAGTTTCATGCTCATTCACAGATAAAGGCATTGAAGTTAGCTGAAGAAAGCTACTCTGAAGAATGGGAATTAATCGAAAGGGAAGATTGGGAGTATAAAATAACTGGGGATAAGTAAATGAGTAAATTAAATAAAATAGAGGGATATTGTTTAGAAGTCTTGAAGAAATCTCAGAAGTTTCTAAGCGATCCAAAAAATGATGACTACATAGATGTAAATACACACCACGAGAGATCAGAAATAGTCAAAGATATCCTTAAAATTATCACAGAAGAATAAAAATAGATTATAAAAATACGAAATCACAGAAGTTCTTTTAGATCACAGATGTTTTTAGGAAAATATTTTAAAATTCAATCAATTAAATTCAATCAATTAAATTCAATCAATTAAATTCAATCAATTAAATTCAATCAAATCCAAGCAATAATTTAAGTTTTTACTAGATTTAATTAAATATCTGAATATTTTGTTTACATATTAGTTAAAATCATGGTTTAATAAGATAATTAATAAATTTGAGGTAAAAAAAAGATGATCGATTTATATTTTTTTGTTTTTCTCTTTTGTCTAGGAAGTTTGATATATACATACATTGTTTATACATCAAGTGCCGACAAAGTCGAAAGATTTTTAGTTAAGGTTTTATTAATGGGGTTATTAATCCCCATATTATCAATTATATTTTTGAGGTAAAAAACATGAAAAAATTACATCATACAAAATATAAAAAAAACTATAAGAAATATATTTTAAGCTGTATTGAAAATGATATAAATGATGAGCCAATAAAAACAGATGAACAGAAAATCAAATATATTTTTGATAGGTTTTATTCTGAATATGGTTTTATGATTAATAGAATAGGCAAACAAAAAGCTATAGCTGAGTGGTTGAGTGGTTTAGCGTTAAATATTGCATTTTACTATGATGATATTATTGACCTAGCCATTGAGATGGGCTCAATCAATACTAATCCTAGCGATAATTTAAGAAATCAAGTCCAGCAAAATTACTGGTATTTTATGGCGAATATAATTATTGAGCTTGAATATGATATAAAAAAATCAAAAGAGGAGAAAAAAGCATGAGCAGATTTATTCAACCCAACAGTCCATTAGATATTGAACTAACAATTCAGCATTTAAGAGGCGAGATCAGAAAAAACAAGCCAAAAACATTTATTTTTGATCTTGTCAAATATAATAAAGACATACAAATATTAAGATACTTAAGAAAGCAGAGGATAAAACAATGAAAAATTTTTTAATAAATTGTGTAATAAGTAATG